AAACACAAAACTGGAGGGTGGTCTCGTGTTGCCTTTAAAGCTTATGAAATGGGTGCTGAAAAATTTATGGGGGAGTCGATTGACCTTATTTGGCTCGATGAAGAACCTCCACAAGATATCTATTCACAATGTATTACACGTACATTGGATAAAAGAGGACAGGTTTATCTAACCTTTACGCCTGAATCAGGGGTTACAGAGGTAGTACAGAATTTTACGAGTGATCTAAAGCTAGGACAAGCATTGATTACAGCAGGTTGGGAAGATGCAGACCATCTAACTGACGACATGAAAGAGCAGATTTTACAAGCCTTACCACCACATGAGAGAGATATGAGGTCAAAAGGTATACCGATGATAGGTTCAGGGCTCGTGTTTCCTATCGATGAGGATAACCTTACTTGTGAGCCTTTTACGATACCACCTCACTTTCCACGTATTGCAGGACTGGATTTTGGATATGACCATCCGACTGCAGTAGTTTGGTTAGCATGGGATAGGGATAAGGATATTTTATACGTTTATGATTGCTATAAGATGAGCAAACAAATACCGAGTTATCATGCAAGTCATATCAATGAAAGGGAAGGTAGTGATTATATACCAATAGTTTGGCCCCATGACGGATATCAACACGACAAAGGTTCAGGTATCACTCTAGCTGAACAATATCGTGATGCTTACGTCAATATGCTGCCTTTCCACTTTGAAAACCCACCTGCACTAGGTGAGAAAAAAGGTGGCAATAGTGTAGAAGCAGGGCTAATGGAGATGCTCGATAGAATGGAGCATGGAAGATTTAAAGTATTCAATACCCTTTATGACTGGTTTGAGGAGTATCGTATGTATCATCGTAAAGATGGAAAACTGGTCAAACTCAAAGATGATCTCATGTCTGCAACACGTTATGGAGCTATGAGTCTCAGACATTCAACAACACAAAATTCAAGATGGAATACAAAAGGTACACTAGGACCTGATGTAGCCATCGTATAGGAGAGACATTATGGCATTACCATTACTACCAATTTTAGGTGGCTACGCTGTAGGAAGCATATCTGGAAAAATTTTAAACAGAAAGCTCAAAGAGATGGAAAAAGAAAGAGAAAAAGAAAAAAAAGAAAATCTTAAAAAAGGGTTATTAGGGGGCACTAGAGATGCTGTAGGACAAAGAAGGATGGCTCCACAAAAATCAAGAGCACAACAATTTAAAAAAGAAAGAACAGGCAGATAATGACAGAAAGACTAAAAAAAAGAAACAAAGGAGGAGTTCCTCATGTTGCAAATAAGAAAAAAACAAAACCTGTAAAAAAGAATACAGTAGAATATGGTCCTGCTATAGATACAAATCTTGGAATAGCACCACCGAGAAGGCAACCACTTAATCCTGGATTAGCACCACCAAAATATCTAGGAGACTTAAATAATACTGATGGGACAATAGATAAGATAAAAAAATTTATGAAAAAAGCAAACAAATCTTTAAAAGACGCTAATAAAATTAGACCATCTTTGAAAGATAGATACGGAAAATAAATGGCAAAAATGACCAATGATGAACTTGCATCGAAACTAAGCAACGAAATAGATTCTGCTACAGGCAACTTCAATACAGAACTCTCTGAACAAAGAGAGCAGTCTATGAAGTATTATCTTGGCGAACCTTTTGGCAACGAGATAGAAGGCAGGTCAGAAATCGTTACAACTGATGTAAGAGATACTATCGAATACATAATGCCATCATTGATGCGTATATTTACGACTCATAACAATGTAGCAGAGTTTGAACCTGAAGGCCCTGAAGATGTCGAGATGGCACAACAGGCAACCGATTATGTTAATTATGTATTTAATCGCCAAAATAACGGCTTTAAGGTCCTCTATGATGTGTTTAAAGACGCACTTATATCCAAGACTGGTATCGTTAAGCATTATTGGGAAGAAAAAACAGAAGTATCTACAGAGAATTATACCAATCTTACAGAAATTGAGTACCAATCTATATTAGCTAATGATGATTTAGAGGTTATAGAGCATACTGAGAATGTCGTACAAAAGGCAGTTACAGATGATTTTGGTAATCTTATTAGCCCAAAGGTTGTAGAGCATGATGTTAAGGTCAAAAAGACCAAAGATAATGGACAGGTAAGAGTTGTATCTGTACCACCAGAAGAATTTTTAGTATCAAGAAGGTCTACATCTATAGAAGACGCTAACTTTGTATGTCATAGGGTAAAGAAAACAGTATCTGATTTAATTTTAGAAGGATATGATCCTAAAATTGTAGAAGAACTACCTACCTATACACAAAATAATGCTGAGTATGATGAGGAAAGACTGGCAAGATTTAGCTTTGACGATGATTCAGTACCTGCAGATGAGGGCGAAGGACCATCAAGAAAGGTTTGGTTAGAAGAATGTTACATACATTTAGACTATGATGGCGATGGTATTGCAGAACTTAGAAAAATTACTAAAGGTGGTAATATTATATTGGACAATGAGGAAATAGACTCAGTTCCTTTCTCAACAATCTGTCCTCTACCGATACCACATAAGTTTCATGGCATGAGTATTGCCGATACAGTACAAGATATACAGCTAATTAAATCTACTATCATGCGTAATCTGTTGGACAATATGTATCTAACTAACAATGCAAGATATGCAGTATTAGCAGGGCAAGTAGAATTAGACGACTTACTTTCATCTAAACCTGGTGGAATTGTAAGAATGAGAGCACCTGGTGCAGTTACAGCACTTCCAACACCACAGATACAACCTTATGCGTTCCAAATGGTTCAGTATTTAGATGGGATTAGGGAAGAAAGAAGTGGCGTATCTAAAATGACTCAAGGATTGAACCCAGATGTATTAACATCTCATGTAACTTCAGGTGCAATCTCAGCAGCAACAGAGTCCTCTATGCAAAGAATCGAGCTAATAGCTAGGATATTTGCAGAAACTGGGATAAAAGATTTATTTAGAAACATCTATTCATTGATACAAAGATACGAAAACAGACAAAAAATGGCGTATTTAAACGGCAAGTTTGTACCGATTGATGTATCAAGATGGAAAGAAAAGCTAAATTGTACAGTTAATGTTGGAGTTGGTTCAGGCAGTCAGAACTCTAAGATGCAAACCATGTCAGGTATTATGAACATATTACAAACAGTCGTACAAAATGGAGGTATGGGAAGTCTAGTTACAACTCAAAACCTTTATAATGCTATTAGTGAATTTATAGCACAATCTGGATATAAAAATTCAGACATGTTTATATCTAATCCACAGATGATGCCGCCACAACAACCACCAGAGCCATCACTAGATGAGAAGGTAGCTGCACAAAAAGCACAAGTTGAATTACAAAAATTACAATTACAAGCTCAAGAACTAGAAATAGACACGCAACTAAAAGCACAAGAACTTAAACTAAAACAAGAAGAAGCTGCTGTTGATCTAGCGTTGAAGCAACAAGAATTACAGATTAAGAAATCTCAACTAGAACTTAACGAACAAGAACTTGCTCTTGAAGCAGTACAAAATAGACCTATCGGTATTGGACCAAGCTAATGGCTTATCCTAAGTTTAAACCTGATTACAAAGGACAAAGCAGAGTTAAACTTATATCAAAGAAGATAAAGGTTTTAAAAAAGGAAGGAAAGCCACAAAAACAAGCAGTAGCTATGGCACTCAATATGTACCCAAAACGCAAGAAGTTGCCGTTAGCATGAAAGATAATAGCGAACTTAATCTAGAAATAGAGTTAATAAAAAAAGATATTAACGATATTAAGAACAACCATTTACAGCATATAGAAACAGATATGCGTGATGTAAAGATTGAGATATTTAGATTTAAGTACATTGTTTATGGAGCTGTAATCGTATTTGCTCTACTAAGCGATAACATAGAAAAGATCATTAACTTATTTTAGGAGACAATTATGTACGGCAAACCAATGAAAAAAGGCAAAAAGAAGAAAAAAGGTAAGTGTTAATGGCTAAAGGAACTAAACATTATTTTAAAACTGGCAAAGAGTTTAAAGGTAATGTTCATAAAATGCCTAATGGTCAAATACATTCAGGCAAATTACATGGCAAAACTTCTAAACAAGTTGTCCATTTTAAAGATTTATCAATGAGAGCAAAGAAGGTGGCTAAAAAATGATGAAAAAGAAAAAAAAGTTTCCTGATTTAAACAAAGACGGAAAAATAACCTATGCAGATATCTTAAAAGGCAGAGGAATTGAAGAAGGCGTTTTTAAAAGAGATAGAATGAATGGCAAAAAGTCGTAATATACCGACCAACTCTGCTTTATATTCAAGAGTAAAGTCAGCAGCAAAGAAAAAGTTTAAGGTTTATCCTTCAGCTTATGCTAATGCTTGGCTTGTAAGAGAGTATAAAAAAAGAGGTGGAGGTTACAAGCGTGGCTAATGGCCTTACTAAATGGTTTAAAGAAAACTGGGTAGATATTGGAGCTCCTAAGAAAAAAGGTAAGTTTCAAAAATGTGGCAGAGCCAAAGGTTCAGGACGAGCTTACCCTAAATGTGTTCCTGCATCTAAAGCTGCAAGAATGACAAAAGCACAAAAAACATCTGCTGTAACTCGTAAAAGAGCAAAAACACAAGGTGTTGGAGGGAAACCAACTAATGTCTCAACATTCAAAAAAAGAAGAAGGAAAGCATAGATCAGAGTATTACTCTAAACAATATGAGCATTATATGGTTATAGGACATACAAATGGCGAATCATCTAAACTAGCACATAGAGATTTAGCAAAACAATTTAAACAAAAGAATCCAACTTTAGATAAATTAAAACAGATTTGAACAATATAGAATTACAAACACTATGTTTAAAACACCGACTTTCTGTCGAGGACTTATTCAGGAATACAGGGGTAAAACCTAATGATATTCGTGGATGGTTGTCAGGCAAAAGGAAGATTCCAGACTGGATAACAGAAGAATCTTTAACAAAAACTAACGATTAACTACACCTGCGAAAGCAGATAGAATCTAGGAGATAAAAATGGTAGACAAAGAAGTACAAGTAAAAGAAGGTCAAGATGCAAAACGATTACTTGAAGATCCTTTATTGATAAAGTCTTATGAAGTAATACAAAATGACATCTTCCAGAAATGGATAAGAACAGATATAGGTGAGACAGAGACTAGAGAATCTTTATATCACTCATTGAGAGGTGTTTTGACAGCACAAAATGTGTTAGTGAATACAATGGAGAATGGAAAAATTCTCGAAGAAGAAAGAAAGGGAGGTAACTAATCATGGCAAAAGATGATATCCCTATAAAAGAATCCACTAATGGTGGCGTTCCTGTTACTGATGTAGTGTCAGCACAGAGAGCAATACAACAAAGTCTAATGGGAACTCCTAAAGAGCAACCCTCAGAAGACCAAGTTGAAACAGAAGCAACGGAAGAAGTTTCTGCACAGGACATGGAGTCCGAATCAGTACAAACAGAGGTAGAAAATCCTGATGGATTGACTGCTGATGACTTAGTAGACGATACTCAAGAAGAAGTAAATGAGACACCTGGAACATACACCATCAAAGTAGATGGTAAAGATGTAGAGGTCACCCTTGATGAGCTTCAGGCAGGTTATAGTAGACAAGCTGATTACACAAGAAAAAGTCAAGTATTGGCAGAGCAACGCAAACAAGCTGACGAAGAATTAGCTGCGACTCAACAAGAAAGACAGCGTTACTTATCACAACTTGAACAATTTAATACACAAGCTGATTCTAAGTTAAATGAACTTAAATCAACTGACTGGACTAGACTCAAGGAAGAAGATCCAACTGAATACATGCTCAAAAGAGACCAGTATAGGGAACTTCAGGAAAACAAAAGAACTGTTGAAGAAGAACAAAAGAATCTTCAATACAAATCGCAACAAGAGCAACAAGCTAAATGGCAAGAAGAACTTGGCAGACAACAAGAAATTATGGCTCAAAGACTTCCAGAATGGAATGATCCTACAAAAGGACCGAAACTTAAACAAGATATTAAGTCCTTTGCTGTAAAAACAGGATTTTCCGAACAAGAAGTTGATAGCTTAATTGATGCAAGGTCTGTTGATGTCCTTCATAAAGCCATGTTGTATGATAATCTTTTGGCAGCTAAGATTTCTAATAAGAAAGCTAAAGTTGTACCTAAAGTTACAAGACCTGGTTCTCCTGCAACAAAAGGTGAAATCTCAAGTGATAAAGTTAAGGCACAAAGAGCAAAGTTAAGGAAAAGTGGACATATCAAGGATGCTTCAAGTGTTATTGAAAGTCTTATGAATTCTTAACTGATACATAACTTTTTTACATAGGTAATCAAAATGGCAATATATACAAACTCTTACGAGACTTTTGATAGTAACGATAAGAGAGAAGACTTGGCGAATGTGATATACAACATTTCTCCAACAGAAACTCCATTTATGTCTAGTATCGGTACTGGTACAGCTAACGGAACGAAACACGAATGGCAAACA